CCTCTGCGAACCACACAACGGGCGTCGAATACATCGTCTTGTCTTCCAGTTTGACGTTGAAGACGATGCCGTATTGCCCTGTGGTAGTCAGTTCGCGGGTTCCGAGCAGGCGGACATAGACGCCGTTCGTGACCTCGTTAAACGCGATGTCCTCGCAGTTCATGGTCGCACCGGACGGCAGTACGAGTGACGCTGCGATATAGCGTGCCCGGCGCAGATCGCAGACGCCGCCTGCCGGAGTCAACATCGTGGCTTTGATGCCGCATCCCTGCCCTAATTTGATGTCATACATAGTTAATTGCCTAAAATTTTGAATTTCGTTCGATTGGCCTTGACTTTCCCCTTGAGCGTATAATCAGCGAAAATTTCCGGCTTTGCTTGGATGTAGGCAAGGCACTCTTTCATATAACCGTCAGCGATGGCGAAAGCGTCGTTGTACGCCGTTTGCCGCTCGCGGTATTCGGTCGCCTGTGAATATTCGTCGCGCTTCTGCACGAAGCCGAAGCGTGTCAAATGGTTTACACTCGTTTTGACGAGGCGCGCCCAAACGTAGTATGCCAGCGTCCGCCGCAGACCGACGAAATGCCGCTGGTTCCTGCATTCGTCGGTGTACTCGCCGCCATTAAGGAGTACGGCGAATTGCACGTGCGTAAGTAGCCGCATGAACAGTTCGTCGCCCAGCTTCGGTTTGATGTCGAGCAATTCGGCCTCTTCGATGGCGCGGGCGATAATCTCGTCGTCCATGTCGCAGGGGCGGGCGTATTTATCGACGTCGCACGGTTCAATCAGATGTCGCATCGTTGGCAATAGATTTTACGAGCGGTTCGATGGCAGCATCGCCCGCTCCGGTGTACGGAATCGTGTTCGGTTCCCAATGGCTGAAAATAGCCCGATACGCACGCGATAACATCCGTTGCTGCTTCGCTACCTGCTCGCAGTATTCGCGCTTCACGTCGTTCGCAAGGTCGCCTGTGAACCCGATACTGCCGCTGCGTAATCTTCCGAATGTTTCTTGGTTGAGCGCCGCATAGATGTTATCGGTTACGGCTTTCGTTGTGGCTGTAAACTCCTTGTCGTAGTTGTTCGTCTTGAACGGTACGAATTCGGGCTTATCCTCGTCGGTTTCAATCTCAACCTGCATGATTTTAAGCGAATTCGTATCGCCTTGCAGCTTTTCGAATTCTTCCGTAAATCCGTCGTCGGACGATGCGCCGTCTTTGTCGCCGTCGACCGTGCTGCTACCTTGTCCGCGCTTCGTAATGAGCATACCCGCCGTTAGGAAATTGTTTCGGACGTTTCGGTTGTTGACGTTCGAAAGCCCCTCGTCCGTCGACATGTCGGTCAATACGACGTCGACCAACGGCAGGGGATAGGCATTTCGCCCGGCACGTGAAATGTAGAGAATCTGACCCTTGTAGAATTCGATACCGCCTGCGGCCTGTATCTGCAACTGCACGACATCGGGCGACGGATTGAAGACCGGGAACACCTCGATTGTTTCGATGGTTACCTTTACGGCTTTGCCGCCGCGCGTCTTTTTACCCCGCCAATCGGGGTGTACGACGATATGGCTTATAACGCCGTCGTCGTCCTCCTCTTCAAGGCGGCAATTCTCGAACGGAACGTGCGCCATCGACACGATCTGTCCGAGAATATTGTAATTGACGTGTAGGGCAAGGCCGTCTTGGTAGGCTACATCGTCGGCGCACAAGTGATGAACGTCGTCTACCGTATTCCCTCGCGTGTCGCACACGGTTTCGGCCAACGCTTGCGATGCGAGGCCGTTTCCCTCGATATATGTCGAACGCCGCTCGACACAGGTGCGACCTGTGGGCGACGAATCGACAATATCGCGCACCGTTTGCGGGTATAGGTTATTGTCGCCGTAGGTTTTGATACCCAACGACGACAGGTATTTAACGTCTACACGCGTTTCGGGCTTCTTTGTGTGCTTTACGTTCATGGGTGGTTACTCCTCTGCGGTGATCTTCTCGATGTAGTCGGAAATAAGGCGGTGTGTGAGCTTCACGCCGCCGATCTCCTTGCCCGCCAACTCCTGCTTGATGGCCGTTTTCGACTTCCCGGCCACGAGTTCGGCGGCGATAGCCTGTCGGATAGCGTCATCGGCAGTATTGCCGTTGTTCCCGGCGGGCCGCTCGTCGGCTTCGTCAGCGCTTTCGGCTCCGGTGTCATCGCTGCCGGGCTTCTCGTCGTCAGTGGCCGCCGTTTCGGTGGCCGCCGCGGCGTCGATTCGGGCCTGCAATGCGGCGCAACGGCTTTCAAGTTCCACTTTCTCGGATTCGAGGATGGCGATACGGTTGTGTGCCGCTTCGAGTTCCGATGATTCCCCGCCAGCTTTCGGTGCTTCGGCATCCTTTTCCGCCGTAGGGATAACCTCGAAACGCCCGGCGGCGTTCGGGTGCTCTTTGAGGAACGCCGCGGCCACCTCGTCGGTCAGATTGTCGTTCGTGTAAATTTCCGAAGACCCTGCGATTTGCAGAATAACCCCTGCACGCAGTTTGTAATTCGATTTCTCTTTCATTTTTCCGTGTTTTTTGATGTACGAGTTGATTTCGAGCACGGCGTCGTGCCACTTGTCGGGACATCGACAGCCGTTCAAATGCTTTCCCAAGACCTCGTAATAAAGTCTTTCGATAGTCGCCTGTTCGGCGCTCGAATAGGGGGTATTGTAACCCCTATTCAAGTCCGAAAGCAGGATTTTTACCTCGTCGACGGTCATAGTGTATTACTCCGCATCGGAGGGGGTGAGCATCGTTTTGATGAGCGCCTCGGTGGCTGCAAGCGAACCCGCGTTGAGGAACATCGCCGAACGGGGCGCTTTCTCCTCTTTGAGCGTAATAGCCCAGCCCGATAGGGTGTCGTCGCTGTATTTCTCGCACGACCCGGCCGACAGCGTAAGGCCATTGAAAAGTCCGGCGATTTGGTAGGCCGACGCCCCGCGTTCCGCCTCATTCGTGGCCCGCAGGTTTTTGTGCCTGTTCTGCCAAATGACGAAAAACTCTCCGTCGAGCAGCGGGTCGATGATATTCTCACAAACCGCCGGGCTGTTGTCGGGCACGATGAAAGGAAATTCGGTCGAAGCCGTGCCGCCCAGCTTGCCGCTGCCGTCGAGGTCGGTTTTCAGCCCCTCGAACGGCTTCGTGCCGTACTGAACGATCGGGTACAACTGCGCGCCTTTGATAAGCGGCAGATTCAGCACTTGATTCGTCGAACCCTCGACAAATTCAAGATTGGCGATGTCGAGCTGCGCCCGGTTTCCGATCCACGCGGTACGCTCGACGCCTCGCGCGATCGGTTCCGCGCAGTTCTTTTCGATTTTCGCCTTGATGAAGCTATCGCAATTCATAGTGTAATCGAGTTTTGAGGGTTAGAAACCTACCTGCACGAGGTTATCGTCGGCGATCAGCGTTCCGATCTTGTCTTTCGACAGAATTTTGTTCATCTGCTCGTCCTTGTTGAACCATACCTGAATGTCGGCGACTTCGCTTTCGCTCTCCATACCGACGAGCAGGTCGTCTTTGATCGTGTAGAGCGCGCGATAAGGCTTGTTCCACGCCTTGCCGCCGCTGACGGTTTCGCAGCCTTTGATGATCTCGTCGAGGAACGGGATGGCGAGCATTTGCACACCGTTGTAGTTCGTTTCCGTGATGCCGTCGAACAGCGCCGTCCACTGCAATTCCGAACCTTTGTTGTTTCGTTTGAGGTCAGCGTCCAGCGCGTCTTTCAGCGCTTGCGTGATGTAGATGAGCTGGCCGTTGGCCTGCCGCAGAACCGTCGAGGCGTCGGAGATAAGTGCGTCGAGGAAATCGACGGCAGCATAATTCTGACGCATGGCGGCTTTCTGCTCGGCGAACGTCGCGGCGGCGTTGGCTGCGCATGTGGTGCGACGGTCGGGCGTTGCGGCGGCCAGCGTAAACAGACGCTTCCAGAAACCGTCGACGAGGGTAAAATACGCCGGGTCGATGGAATCGAGCAGGTTGCCGCCGTCTGTGACCGTATCGGCTGCCTTGTCGCCGAACCATGCGTAACGCATCAGCATCTTGCGGATGGCGAGTTCGAGCCGGGGCGCGAGGATATAGTCGGTATATTCCGTACCCGTGAGGTCGGCGATGTTCGTCTTGGTACGCATGGCGACCTGTGCGACTGTGCCCTCCAAATCCTTGTAGCAGATTTTTTCGGCAACCTCCCATTCGCGGATGTCCCACTCTTTTTCGCTCGTCGCAAGGACGCTGGTTCCGAACGTCGGATTACAGCCCTGTGAGGCTTTGCCGACCATGCCGAATTCGCCGATGAAACCGACCTTTTCGCCGTGCTTCTGTTTCGGCAGGAAATTGAAAATCTTTCCGAGCGATTCGGGGTCGGTGACCGCAAGGAAGATCAGACGTTTGAGGTCTTTAATCGCCCCGTTATCGGGGGTCAGATTCGAAAAATTAAGTCCTGTACTTGCCATAATTGATTGGTGTTGTTTGTGATTTACTCCGTTTTCTGATGTGCTGCTTCGAGTTCGGCGATGCGTTGCTGAACGCGCGACTGCGGTTTCGCGGCGTTCTTCTTGCCTTCTCCTGCGGCTGTGGTCGTGGTTTGACGTGCGGCGGGCTTGTAGTCGGACTTGGCCTTGACAAGCCATGCTTCGCCGCCCGCAATGGCGACGAGATTCAAGATGCGTTTCTCGTCGGTCGTTTTTGCGTTCTTGCGGGCGTCCGCAAGTTCGGTTTCGAGTTCGGCGATACGTGCGTTAGCCGCCGCCAGCGCATCGGAATCGGGGTCGTTTCCGCTGCCGTCGCCACCATCGCCCCCTCCGTCGCCCTCGTCTTCGGCGTCGCGGATTTCCGTGATTTTACCGTCTTCGATGACGATTGTCTTGCCGTCGGGCATCTTGTGCTCTCCGTCCGGCGATGCGCTGTCGCCGACGGCGGGATCTTCGCCGTCCGGCTTGTCAATCGTGATCGTGTCGCCCGATTCGGTGTTCAGCTCGTAATTGACGGGCTGCGGGGCTTCCAGTCCCAGCGCAACGGCCAGCGCTGCGAGGGCTTTGCGAAGCACGCTTTTGTCTTCGCTTTTCGTGGTTTTTGTTGCCATAGAATTTTGATTGTTGGTTATTGAATTTTGCTGCTTCCACGCAGCCGATTTCGCGCTGTTCGGGCCGCCTGCCGATGCCGACGCTGCGGGAATGATCGTCTGGATGAATCCGAGTTCCTTTGCTCGCTCCATCCCGATAAACTTGTCTTCGTTCATAAGCGCTTCGAGTTCCGCGCGATCTGCTCCGGTTCGCTCGACGTAGAAATCGAGCATTTTCTGTTCGTCGTCCCGTAACGAGGCGGCCAGCGATTCGAGATCATCGGCACGGTACGCGTCGGCCAGCGTGTATTCGGGATAGTAGGGCTTGTGAATGAGCAACGAGGCGTGCGGGTATGCTCGGCGTTCGGAAGCGGCCAGCAAAACGACGGTAGCCATCGACGCGCAATTCCCCTCGATGGTCGCGGTTATCTTCTTGCCCGTGCTCCGCAGCTTGTCGACGATGGCCCAGCCCTCGCTTACCTCGCCGCCGTCGCAGTGCAATAGTAATTCGATATTATCGTCGCCTGCCGGGATGCCGTTGATGAATTCGTCCACGTCCTTGAAACTCGTTCCGGCCTCGTCGCAGAACCAGTAGCATTCTTTTGTCGCTTCGGAAAGAATCGGATTGTAGAGTTTGAGAGTTGCCATAGATTTGATTTTACGAAACAAAGCTAAATAAAAAGCGTGTAATAAATACACGCTTTGAGGCACAATCAACTGACACGCCGTGTCAGCGGCTCGTATTGACGTCGCGGCCGAATCGTCGGATAATGCGATAGACGGTGCGTTCGCTGACCTCGTAGGTGTCGCACAGGTACGCGACGATATACGCTACTTTGAACCCGTCACGGCGAAGCCGTTCGTAGTCGTTCCACAAGGGGATATAGCGGACATCCTCGATAGCCGCGCCTGCGCGAGCGAGCGCCCGGAGCAGATCGGTGTTCTGTTGCAAAATTTCGTGTACTTTCATAACTACAAATCGCCTAATGATTCGACTACTTTCACCCGGTCAGATACGCGGGTTATTTCATCCACTCCGACGCGCATGTCGAGTTGCGAAACTCCCTTTGCGAATGCGCGGGCAAGCATATCTTCGCCTGCTATCTGATTGCTCGACTGTGCGGCGACTATCGGCGCACCGCCTCCGAGCTGGTTCAGCGCCGAGTAGATCGGGGCAAACATAGACGTCGGCAAGGCTGCGTTTACCGATTCGCCGTCCGACAGCATGGCGGGTATACTGTCGCTTGTCGACGTTCCCGGCCCGGACACATAACCTCCAGTCGAGAATTTTGCCGATTTGACAGTCTTAATCGCCGACGTGATATTCGCCATGATCGTTGCAACAGTCGTAGCGATTGCGATAAGGTTGCCGGGGAATGGGACGCTTTGAGCCTGCGCCGTACCCGCTGCGATAGCCTTTCCGGTGTTGATGGCGATCTCGGCCAATGCAAGTGTTTTGCTCAAAACGGCAAAAGCCTTATTATCTTCACCCAGTTCTTCGAGTAAACCAGACAAACCGTTCGTAACTGCGGCGAGTGCTTCCAACTTTGCTTGTTCGATTTGTATCTCGTAGTCGTTGACGGCTCGTTTTGCGTCGACGTATGCCTGTTGCGCGGCGAGCTGTCGGGCCTTGAATGCGGCGTCGCTTTCGCCCTCCATCTGTTGCAAGGCGTCGAGTTCCGCTTGCCGCATCTGCAACTGTAATTGCAGGGTGTTTTGCCCCTGTACGGCGGCGGCGTTGATTCGGTTCTCCCATTCGAGCCGTAGAGCGTCGTTCTGTTTTTGCAGGTTGGCGTTTATCCATTGGTTCGAAAGGTCGTCCAGTTGCTTGTTGTATTTCTCCCGGATGAGAACCTTTTGCTGCTCGGTCAGTTCGATGTTGGCAAGTTCGGCTTCCTGCTGTTTCCGTAACTGTTCGACTTTCAGCGTATATTCAGCGTCGGTTCCTTGTTTGACGGCGGCCAGCCGCAGGGCGATATTCTGCTGCTCTTGCCGGATTTTCTTGTCGAGGCCCGCGCGGTTGATCTTCTCGACGTTCAAGACGTGCTGCTGTTCGGCCAGCTCGATTTGCTGCTGAATTGCTGCCTTTGCCTTTTTCGTCAACCCCTTTTCGGTTTCGAGGCGTTTTTTCAGATCGGCGACCCGACGGCGGTATGCGACCTCTTCCTGCGTCAACTGCTTGCTGATGCCCTCTTTCATCAAGGCGACTTTGGCGTCGGTCGCTGCGCGCACGGCGGCAAGTTCGGTCGCAAGGGCCTGTTTCTGCTTTTCTGCGGCTTCTTTGTAGGCTTCCTTTATTGTCTTGTCGCGTGCGGCTTCGAGGCTCGCAAGAATATCTTTCGCTTCGCTGCTGGCTACCTTACCTGCATACACCAATTCGACGAGTAGTTTGCGCTGATTCTTGAATTCCTCGTTGGCTTGTTGCGTCGCGTATTTGACCGCACCCAGTTTCTTTTTTAACGCCGCGTCGTTATAGGCGGATGCGAGGCTGCGCAGGTGGTTCGCTGTATCGTTCAGCGCTGATCGGTAGTCTTCGTCCGCTTTTTTCTTGGCGTCTTGTGATGCTTTGTATTCCTCGCTGTCCTTTTTATAGAGCTGCTGCGCCGCTTTGAAATGTTCGGCGCGCTTGTTGGCAAGGTCTTTCAGTAGGGCAAGGCGCGTCAGCGTTATTTCCTCGTCGGTTTTGCCGAGTGTCCCGTCCTGAAAAAGGTTTACAGAAAAGAGTAAATCTTATGCAGCAAAAAACGAATTCAGACTTATCACGTCATTATTTA